GTGCAAAGGTATGTACAAAACTAACGTGGGATGCTATCAGAATGTTAAAGACAGAGGAATTTGAGGAAGTTTACGACTATGAAATCTCGTAAATAGAGTAAGTAAAAAAAATTTTGTAATAAAACAAAAGTTCGTTATATATATGATTAAGAGAGACACCCGATAAGACTCTCAATACCCGACACCGTTAGATTAGGAAACATAAATGAAAGGCCTTGAAAAACTTTTAGCTCTATCACTATTGTGTACTACAATCGTAGGCACATCACCAACCAAAACAACCAAAACAACAAATCCAACATTGACAACATTGAAATGGAAATCCTCCGAAATCCTATCGGATTCCGAAGGTAAAAAACCCTTCCAAAGACTCAAGCCATCAAACCTATTTGATGTTTGGCCCGAAAGACGAATCAAACACAAGTACGTGGAAGACTTGAACTTTGAGATAGTACAAGTAGACGACAACTCTTTTCAAGTGCTTGGAAGCCCAATCGAATGGGGAGAATACGAGGGAAGCATAAAATGACACAACGAGAAGAAGCCCGTAATAGGGATTTATTATTTTTAATGATGGCGAGAGAGCCGCA